AGCGCAAGATCCAAATTTATCAAAGGAAGTTCAAATAAACCTACCTAGAATGACGTTTGAATTAGATTCAATCGTATACGATCCGTTGAGAAAAGTTTCTGCGTTTCAAAAATATTTTGCTCCTAAATCAAACACAGAAATAAAAACCACATACTCAACTCCATATAATTTTAATTTTTCGCTAAACATATTTGTTCGAAATACTGAAGACGGAACACAAATAATAGAGCAAATACTACCATATTTTAATCCTGATTATACATTATCAATTAATTTTGTTGATATAAGCGATCCTATTGATGTTCCTATCATATTAGAAAGCGTCAGCTATTCAGTCGAAGACGAAGGAGCAATGGAATCTCTTCGAACTATTGTTTGGACATTACAATTTACAGTTAAAGCATATCTCTTTGGTCCAATAACAAATACTGCAATAATCAGACAATCAACAGCAAATACATTCGATAGCATTTATAATGCTACTGGTAGTAGAACAATTACACTAACAAATGGAACTGGTGATTATAAACTTGGGGAATTGGTATATATTGGGCAATCAATAAAAAATATTGATGCATCGGCATATGTTGACCAATGGAATAATGTTAGCAATACATTAATTGTGTCATCATCTAGCGGAACATTTTCAGTTAATAATGTGTTAACTGGTGCAGTGTCAAATACTGCATATAAAATATCTTCGTTTGATCTTGTGGATAAAAAGATTACCAATTTAACAGTAAGACCTAATCCATCAACGTCAAATATTAATACTGCTTTCGGATTCGATGAAACACTAGAAGAATATCCAAATATAACATGAGTAAAGTTGACGAAAATTTATCTAATATATTGAATACTGATTATATTCCTGTCGTGAGAGAAGATAAACCAGTAACAATACATCAATCAGAAAACGAAAATCCTGATGCTGACTATTCTCGTGCTAATTATTACAACCTTATCGAAAAAGGTAACGAAGCGTTGGACGGGATTTTAGAAGTAGCAAAAGAATCGCAGCACCCAAGAGCGTATGAAGTAGCAGCAAACATGATCAAAAATCTCTCTGACGTTACAGAGAAATTAATGATTCTTCAAAAGCAGCAGCAAGAACTTCAACCAAAAGAATCAGCAGCTCCAACTAATATCAATGTAGACAAGGCAGTATTCATTGGAAGCACTGCCGAGTTATTGCGACAACTAAAGAATGAATCAAATAGCGGTTAAACTAAAGCATTATCTTGGTAATCCCAAGCTGAAGCGAGTGAACATGGCGATGAATCTGACTGAAGATCAGGTCAGAGAATTCGTCAAGTGCGCACAAGATCCAACATACTTTATCGAAAACTATGTTAAGATTATCACACTTGATAAAGGTTTTGTTCAAATCGATCTTTATCCTTTCCAAAAACAAGTCGTCAATGACATTAATAACAATCGTCGTGTGATTGTAAAGGCAGGTCGTCAGGTTGGTAAAACTACGATTATCGTTGGATATATTCTCTGGTATATTCTATTCAATCAAGATAAGACCGTTGCTATTCTTGCTAACAAAGCCAGCACATCAAGAGAAATTCTTGCTCGCATCAAGTTGGCATATGAAGCATTGCCGATGTGGATTCAGCAAGGCGTAAAAGTTTGGAACAAGGGCGACATTGAATTGGAGAATGGATGTCGTGTTCTCGCTAACTCTACTGCCTCCAGTGCGATTCGTGGTTTCTCTATCTCGCTACTCTATCTTGACGAGTTTGCATTCGTGCCAAGTAATATTGCTGAAGAATTTTTCACGTCCGTGTATCCTACGATTTCTTCTGGTGAGACCTCTAAGATTCTTATCTCTTCAACACCAAATGGCATGAATCACTTTTATAGAATGTGGACTGAAGCGGTTGAAGGTCAAAACGGATTTACTCATGTTGAAGCAAACTGGCGACAGGTTCCAGGAAGAACTCAGCAATGGGCAGATGAACAGCGACGAGTTCTTGGTGAACAGAAGTTTATGCAAGAAATGGAATGCGAGTTCATGGGCTCATCTGGAACGTTACTCTCTGCAGCTGGTCTTAAATCTCTTGCTTTTATAAAACCATTGCATTTGACTGAGAATGGGATTAAAATTTATCAAGCACCGATTCCAGAACATACATATGTTATAGTAGCTGATACTTCTAGAGGAAGAGGATTAGATTATTCTGCATTCAGTGTAATCGATGTAACTAGTATTCCGTATCATCAAGTTTGCTCATATAAAGATAATAATATTAGTCCATTGGTTTATCCATCCATCATTAAGCGCATGGGCGAGTATTATAATCAAGCCTATGCGTTAGTGGAAATTAATGATAACGGTCAACAAATAGTAGATTCTTTATTCGAAGATTATGAATACGAAAATATTTTATCTACTGTTGACGTTAAGGGTAAAATTGCGCTGACATGGGGATATGGGAATAAGTCGCAACGTGGAATACGCACAACTAAATCTGTCAAACGTTTGGGATGTTCTCTCCTTAAAACTCTTGTAGAATCTGAAAAACTCCTCATACAAGATTTTGATACAATTTCTGAATTATCTACATTTGTAACTAAAGGTAGCAGTTATGAGGCTGAAGAAGGTAGTCATGATGATCTCGTCATGACTTTGGTGTTGTTTTCTTGGATAACAAATCAATCGTTTTTCGCAGATTTAACCAACACGAATATTAAACAAAAGCTGCATGAAGAACAAATGCGTCAAATTGAAGAGGAATCCCTGCCAAATTTTCTAGCAGGTCATGTTGATATAGATAATAATGATGGATTTGTGGAAAATGGAAGTTATTGGACCGTAGTAAAATCTTAAAATCAGCGTTTTACTAAATAATTTGTAGATTCTTAATTCTCCAAAACAGGAGTAAAACCATGGCATTTTTAGTTTCTCCAGGAGTTAATACTTCTGAAATTGATTTAACAACAGCAGTTCCATCAGTTGGAACTTCGACAGGCGGAACAGTAGGAGTATTTCGTTGGGGTCCAGCGAATACTGTTGTTCAAATCAACAGCGAATCAAATCTAGTTGAAAAATTTTTTGAACCAGACTCAAATTCTGCAGTTTCTTTCCTTTCAGCTGCAAACTTCTTAGCATACGGCAACGATTTGCGAGTAGTTCGCGTAATTAACCCAACTGCTGGCGCTAATAGTTCAAATAATGCAGTCTCAAATTCAAGCCATAATATCACTGTGGCTAACGATGATAGTTATTTTAACAATAATTATTCTGCAGCAAATACACTAGTTCAATTCGCAGCAAGATATCCTGGATCTGTGGGAAATTCTCTTAAGGTTTCAGTATGTGCTTCAGAATCTGCATTTTCAGGTTGGGCATATGCAACATTTTTCGATGGCGCGCCAAATACATCAAATTTTGCAGTTTCAGCTGGCGCAACAAACATTAAAGATGAACTACACATCGTAGTTGTCGATGAAGATGGATTGTTAACAGGAACAGCTAATACTGTCCTAGAAAGATGGTCTAATTTGTCGAAAGCATCAGATGCTCGCGGCGATGACGGATCAACAATATTCTATAAAGAATTTTTATATAGAAATTCTAGATATATTCATTGGTTAGGACATCCAACAGGATCTAATAGCACTAATGCTTGGGGTCAAACTGTAGGAACCGTCAATGCATCAGGAGATGGTTTCCATCAACCAGCTGTCGCAACATATTCATTATCTAATGGATCAGATGGATCTGTAACTGAATCGAATATGACTAATGCGATTGATTTGTTTAACAATAAAGAAAAAATTGATGTGTCATTATTATTTGCAGGCGATTGTGGAGTTGGTTCAAATTCAGCCATTAGCAGCGCAACAGTTGCAAACAAATACTTAACAATAGCTGACACTCGTAAGGATTGCGTGGCTTTCATATCTCCTACTCAAGCAAATGTCGTAGGAACTCAAGCTTCTGCAACTAACATTACTGCATATCGCGCACTGTTAAGCGATACATCTTATGGCTTTATGGATAGTGGATGGAAGTATCAATACGATAAGTATAACGATGTTTATCGATACGTTCCATTAAATGCGGATATAGCAGGATTATGTGTAAGAACTGATCTACAACGTGATCCATGGTTCTCTCCAGCTGGACTCAATCGCGGGCAAATTCGCAACGTAGTTAAACTTGCATATAACCCAACGCAATCAGAACGCGATACTCTTTACAAGGCTGGTGTAAATCCAGTTGTTTCATTCCCAGGCGATGGAACAATATTGTTTGGAGATAAAACATTACAAGGTAGACCTTCTGCCTTTGATCGCATTAATGTTCGTAGATTGTTTATTGTTCTAGAAAAAGCAATTTCAGCTGCAGCAAGATCAAGTCTCTTCGAATTCAATGATGAGTTTACAAGAGCACAATTCGTTGGTCTAGTTGAGCCGTTCTTGCGCGATGTTCAAGGTAGACGCGGTATTTTTGATTTTAGAGTTGTATGTGACGACACAAATAATACTGCTGCAGTTATAGACAGAAACGAATTTGTTGGCGACATTTACATCAAACCAGCAAGAAGCGTCAATTTCATTCAGCTAAACTTTGTTGCGGTTCGCAGCGGTGTAGCCTTTGATGAAATTGTAGGTCGTTTCTAATTAACTAGGATAAAGTCAGGAGAATAAGATGGCTTTCAATGTAACAGAATTTCGTTCAGAAATGCAGTTTGATGGCGCACGCGCTAATTTATTTGAGGTTGAGATGAATTTTCCTTTCTTTTCTCTACCAGGTAATGCTGCTAGAAAATTAAGATTTGTGTGTAAAACTGCGCAGATTCCTGGATCGACTCTCGGAATTGTGCCAGTTCAATATTTTGGACGTGAGGTTAAATTTGCAGGAAATAGAACGTTTGCAGATTGGACAGTAACAATACTAAACGATGAAGATTTTGTTGTTCGTAATGCATTCGAAAGATGGATGAACGGCATTAACTCTCATAGATTTAACACTCGAGCTGGAGTTGCCTCATCACCAACTTCTTATGGCACCGATGCTTTTGTTAGACATTATGGCAAAACAGGTAAAGTAATTAAGTCATATAAGTTTATTGGTCTATTCCCAAATGATTTATCTCCAATCGATTTAGACTGGGGAAATAATGATTCTATCGAAGAATACTCAGTGACATTTGCATATCAATGGTGGGAAGCAGTCGCCGAAAACGTGGTTTAATTCCCCGCTATTAAATTTTATCATGGAGTTAAAATATGGCTATTAATTTATTTGGCTGGGAAATTATTAGATCTGAGTCTAATAAAAATTTGCAACCAGCAATAACAGCACCCACAACAGATGATGGTGCGATTTCGATCAGCTCTGGTGGATATTTTGGATCTTATTTAGATTTAGAAACCTCATTTAAAAATGAAGGAGATTTAATTACACGCTATAGAGAAATGGCTATGCAGCCAGAACTCGAAGCTGCAGTTGACGATATTATTAATGAATCAATCGTGCATGATGTAACGGGAAAATCTGTTACAATTATATTAGATGATCTAGAACAACCAGATAATATTAAAGATATGATTCGTGAAGAATTTGAATTAATTCTTCGTAAACTTAATTTTTCTAACGAAGGGCATGATATTTTTAGACGCTGGTATATCGATGGTCGTTTATATTTCCAAGTATTAATTGATGAAAAACAACCTAAACTTGGTATACAAGAATTAGTTTATGTTGATCCTCGTAAAATTAAAAAAGTTCGTAATGTTGTAAAGAAAAAAGATCCTAGAACTAATGTCGAAGTCGTCACAGGCACTCAAGAATTTTATGTCTATAACGATAAAGCCACTACACTCGGTCAAACATTTATAACCTCACCGACTGATAGTGGAATCAAGATTGCTACTGATTCAATTGTGAACGTAAATTCTGGATTAATGGATCCAAAGAAACAAATGGTTTTATCATATCTACATAAAGCCATTAAACCTTTAAATCAATTGCGTATGGTTGAAGATGCGGTTGTTATCTACCGCCTATCACGTGCGCCAGAGCGTCGTGTGTTTTATATTGATGTTGGCAATATGCCTAAAATCAAAGCAGAACAATATCTTCGCGATATGATGACTAAATTTAGAAATAAAATTGTATATGATTCTTCAACTGGCGAAGTTAAAGACGATCGCAAGTTTATGTCAATGATGGAAGATTTTTGGATTCCACGTCGAGGTGAAGGTAAGTCTACAGAAATTACAACACTACCTTCAGGACAAAATCTCGGTGAATTATCTGATGTTAGATATTTTGAACAAAAATTGTTTAAGTCATTAAACGTTCCTATTTCAAGATTAGAATCAACAACAGGATTTTCTCTAGGAAGAACATCAGAAATTACTAGAGACGAATTAAAATTTATGAAATTTATTGAGAGATTAAGAGCAAAATTTAGTATATTGTTTGACGATTTAATGGAACGACAACTATCATTGAAAGGCATTTGCTCAGTAGATGAATGGAAAGAAATTAGAGAAAAGATTCATTATGATTTCTTAAAAGATAATAATTTTGCAGAATTAAAAGAATCTGAACTTTTAATGTCAAGAATGCAAACTATGCAATTGATAGACCCATACATTGGAACATATTTCTCCAAAGCATGGGTCAAAAAACATGTTTTACATTTGTCTGAAGAAGATCAACAATTGATTGACAGTCAATTAAAAGAAGATGAAATTAATGAGCCTAGTTTGCAGCAACCGATTCCAACTGTTGCAGCTAATAAAGCGAATAACGAATCTGAATCGATTGACAGTTTATTCATGAATCAAATAAATAAATAATATTGGAGTTTTTATGAGCACTTTAGAATTAGTTAATGCTGCAATTTCAGGAGATCGTGACCAAGCGATTTTAAATTTTAATTCTATATTAGCATCTAAAGTATCTGATGCGCTTGAAATTAAAAAAGTTGAACTAGCAACAAATTTATTAACACCACAAGAAGAACAGAATGACACTACAGAAAATTCGATTGATGTTGATGGAACAGATGGGACAGAGCTCTTATCAGAACCAGAACCTCAATCTACAGAAACAGAACAAAACTAAAGATCTTCGAATCAATCAGCTAGTTCGAAGCGGTGGGTTGATGAAACCTAGTGAGATTTCTGCACTTAAGGTTGCAATGATGCGACATAAGAAAGTTGGGGATATAGCAAAATTGCCAAAAAATCAAAGAGATTTATTGAATAGATACTACCAACAAACTAGCGATGCTGCTGTTCAAACACAACAATCATATGCTGCTGTTCGTAAAAACATTAAAGAAGAAAAAATAGAAGAAAGAGTTGCTGTCGCGACAGATCCGCCAATGGTTCTTATTCTAAAGAGACGTGGCGTAAGAATTTTCCCAGACGGAAAACGTGTTGCCTTATATGCTAATGAAAAATTAGGATTATCATTCACAATTCCGTATAGTTCAAATAAACAAGAACAAGAAATTGTTGGTGTTCAATCAGAAGAAACTGAAATGCTCGAGAGTATCGAGCAAGTATCAGCATATGCGCAACAAGAACAACCTAAAGCATCAGCAAAACATATGAAGTTTGCTGATGGATCAAAATTAAAAGTCAGTCATGGTGCAGCAAAAGCCATTCATATGGTGCATGGTGCATTGAATGATGAGAATAAAAAGAAGTTTGCTGATATGCTTACAAGCCCAAAGGGGTTTGAAAAAGCGGCACATTTTGCGTTAAGCAGAGTCAAATTTACAATTGGTGACGAATGAGTATTGTTTCAGAAATTGTAAGAGAAATTATTGCTGAAGCAAACGTCCAAAAAATGGGACGAAAGAAAATTATTCGTGCGCGAGTTCGAGGTGGCAAGGTTCAGCGTAGAAAGGTTGTGTCTGCCGTTAAAGGCTACACAATTCGTCGTGGCAAATTAACTAGAATGACATCGGCAGAAAGAATGCGCCGACGTTTATCGCAAAGAAAAGCAAAAATTAAACGCAAGGCTAAGATGGCGCGTGCATTAATTAAAAGAAAAAGATCTTTGAGAAAAAGAAAATCTATAGGGCTAAAGTAATGAAATTAATTACAGAAAATATTGAAGAAGTCAAATTAATCACCGAAGAAAAAAACGGTGTAAAAACTCTCTTTATTCAAGGTCCATTTCTGGTTGCAGAAATGAAAAATCGTAACGGTCGTATGTATAAAACAGAAACTCTGGCTAAAGAGGTTGATCGTTACAATGAAGAATATGTTACTAAAAATCGCGCATTCGGTGAACTGGGTCATCCAGATTCCCCATCGATCAATTTAGATCGCGTATCACATTTAATCACTTCATTGAAACAAGAAGGAAATCAATGGATTGGTAAGGCGAAAATTCTTGAAACACCAATGGGTAAAATCGCAAAATCTCTTATGGAAGGCGGCGCAACTCTAGGTGTCTCGTCACGTGGAATGGGTTCACTTAAAGAAGTGAACGGTATTAACGTGGTTCAAGATGATTATTATCTAGCCACAGCGGCAGATATAGTGGCGGATCCTTCTGCTCCAGGTGCTTTTGTTCAAGGTATTATGGAAGGAAAGGAATGGGTATGGGATAACGGTAAAGTCAAAGAAGTTGACATTAACGAATATTATACTCAAATTAAAACCGCAAAACAAAAACAAATCGACGATATATCGCTAAAGATATTCGAGAATTTTGTGTCAAAACTTTAAAATTTATAAATAATATTACTTCTTTAGGAGTTAACTAAAATGTCAAAGTCACTATCTGAATCTGCTGCTGAAATTCTTCGTGCGTCCGTCTCTTCGGCTGCAAAAGAAACGGCGCAAAAATTACCTAATGCCGAAGAAGATCTCGGCGGCGCAACAACAGAAAATCCTAATGGCGGAGACGTAGGTAAAAAGTCTGCCGCTGGCGTTAAGGATGCTCCAAAACCAACCCCAAAAGGCGACGCTAAAACTGCTAAAACCCATGCAATGGAAGAAGTAGAAACTCTAGAGTCAACTGATGTTGTTGTCGAATCTAAGTCTAAAAAAGATGACGAAGAGATGGAAGACGAAGAAAATCTCGAAGAAGTCAAGAAAGTAATGATGAAGGGCATGGTTGCTAAGCATAAGGGTTCAATGAAGGAAGATGTCGATGCGCTATTCAATGGCGAATCTCTTTCTGAAGAATTCCGCACAAAAGCAACAACGATCTTCGAAGCTGCTGTTCAATCTCGAGTAGAAAAAGTCGTTGAAGATGTCATCGCCGATAACGATAAAATCCTAGAAGAAGCATTCGAAGAAATCAAACAAGAACTTTCAGAGAAAGTTGATGAATATTTAAACTATGTTGTTGAACAATGGCTTGAAGATAATAAAGTTGCAATCGAAACAGGTCTACGTGCCGAATTGACTGAAGACTTTATTAATGGTCTTAAGAATTTGTTCAATGAGCACTATATCGAAATTCCTGAAGAAAAAATCGATGTAGCAGAAGAATTAGCTGCTAAAGTTGTCGAGTTAGAAGAAGCTGTTGCAAATGCTGCAGCAGAAAAAAATTCTCTAACAGAAGAATTAATGACAGCAAAGAAAAACGAATCAATTCGTAAAATTTGTGAAGGTTTGACCGAAACACAAATTGCGAAAATGAAATCGCTCGCAGAGGGCGTGGAGTTCACCACAGAGGGTGAGTTTAATAATAAGCTCGCAGTAATTCGCGAGAACTACTTCCCAGTCAATAAAGTGATAAGTGAGGTAAAGGTTGCTGAGGAGACATCCGAGCCACAACCTGAAGTAGCACAAGTTCCTTCATATATGCAACATTATGTTAACGCAATTACAAAAACATTACCAAAGTAACAGGGGTATAAAAATGTATCTTAACGAAACACATGCTAAAAAGTGGGCACCTGTTCTTGATCACCCAGAACTCCCAGCGATTAAAGACACATATCGTCGTGCAGTAACTGCACTTGTTTTGGAAAACCAAGAACGCGCCATGGCAGAAGAAGCATCCAATTATGGACGCCTCTTCGAAGCAACACCAGTAAACGTTGCTCCAACATCACCATCATCAGGAAATATCCAGGGTTTTGACCCAATCCTAATTGGTCTTGTTCGTCGTGCACTACCAAACCTAATGGCTTATGACGTTTGCGGCGTTCAGCCAATGACAGGTCCAACAGGTTTGATCTTCGCAATGCGCAGTAAGTATGCTGCACCAGACGGCACAGAAGCATTCTACAACGAAGCAAACACTGTCTTCGCAGGAACAACAAGCGACACAGTTGCTAACGCAATTGTTGGCTTGAGCCAAAACGTTGCTGCAATGACAATGGCAAACACAGGCGTTGGTATGGCTACTGCAACTGCTGAACCTCTTAACATGGCAAATATGGCGTTCTCAATCGAGCGCGTATCTGTTACTGCTAAGACACGCGGTCTACAAGCATCATACACAATGGAACTTGCACAAGACCTTAAGGCAATTCACGGTCTCGACGCAGAAACAGAATTGACAAATATTTTGTCAACTGAAATTCTTGCTGAAATCAACCGCGAAGTTGTTCGCACAGTATATGCAACTGCAAACGTTGGTATCCTAGGAGCTGCAACTGCAGCATTCAACCTATCAAGCAGCACTGATACATCAGGTCGCTGGCAGGTAGAAAAGTATAAGTCACTCTTGTTTGCTATCGAAAGAGCATCAAATAAGATTGCTAAGGATACACGTCGTGGTAAGGGTAACTTGCTCATCGTTTCAACCGATGTTGCATCAGCTCTTGCAATGACAGGTCTTCTAGACTACAACTCAGCATTGTCAAATAACACCAACCTAACAGTTGATGATACTGGCAACACATTCGCTGGAACATTGTTCGGTCGGATCAAAGTTTATGTTGATCCATATTCTGTCGCTGGTTCAGACTACGTCGTAGTCGGTTATAAGGGTTCATCACCATATGACGCTGGCTTGTTCTACTGCCCATACGTTCCGCTACAAATGGTTCGTGCTATTGACCCAGACAATTATCAACCAAAGGTTGGATTCAAGACACGCTACGGCATGGTCTCAAATCCATTCGCTGGTGGATCAAATGCTGCATTAGCAGGTGCATTGACAGCAAATACAAACGTATACTACCGCAAGTTTGCAGTATTGAACGTTGCACAATAATTTGCTAAATCGATAATAATAATAAAGCAATGTGACTGGGGGCGGATTCGAAAGGATCCGCCCTTTTTATTTGGCTAAATATAGTTACTCTCGTATGGAGTTAGTAAATGACTGCGCTTAATAGAAATCCATCAAATACAGATTTACTTCAAAGCACTAAATTCAGAGTAGTATTTGATCGCCTTCCTGGTGTAACATATTTTTGTCAAACAGCAAATTTACCTGGAGTTTCTCTTACAGAAATTCCAAGATCAACTCCATTTGTTGAATTGTATCATCCTGGTGAAAAATTAATATATGATACATTCAATGTTACATTTTTAGTAGATGAAGACCTATATGCTTGGACACAGTTACATGATTGGATTAGAGCAATAACATTTCCTACAGAATATGAAGAATATGTGTCATTAGCCAAAACTCCGAATAGTTTTAGTCCATCTAATAGAGTGCCACTCACAAATCAATTTGTGTATTCGCAAGCAACACTGACTATCTATTCAAACAAAAATAATCCAAATTTTAGAGTAAAAATGTTTGATGTCTTTCCAACTACGGTTGGATCAATTATATTCAATACAGGAGATTCCTCAGAAAATATTGTAGTTGCTGACGCAACTTTTAGATTCTCCTACTATAATTATGAAAGAATTTGAGTAATACATTCATACTCGACATAGTCTATTATAGCGATACATCTACAATCTGTCAAACTATTGGTGTATTTGCTTTTATAATTGATTTATAGTATATTATATGTCCGTGTAACAGATCACATATCAATATATGGCTATTGAAACACCTCCACTTGAAGAATTAATGGCGCAATGGGAAAGAGATTCAGAAATTGATACCACAGAGCCAGGCAAAGAAATTTTGCGAATCCCTTTGATTCATAACAAATACAACAAATATCTTTCTTTGCATAATCTTGCAGCTAAAAGAGCAGCATTAGAATACGATAAACTTAAGCGTATCAAATGGATGTATTTCAATGGTAAACTTGACCAAGATGAACTTGATAAACTTGGTTGGGAACCGTTTAGATTTACTCTTAAATCAGACATTGCTGTTTATATTGATGGCGATGATGATTTGAATAAACTCAAACGCAAAAAAGCATATCACGAAGAAGCAGCAAACTTTTGCACTAATGTTATGAAAGAGTTAAACAATCGCACCTGGCAATTAAAAGAGTATATGGGCTGGGAGAAATTCATTCAAGGTGCTCGTTGATGTGTGACGTGAAAATTGAAAAAGTCAATAACATATATGTTCAAGTAAACGCTGATGATAGTATTATACAAGAAATGTCAGAGTTCTTTACTTTTTCAACTCCAGGTTATCAATTTTCCCCAGCTTTTCGCAATAAATACTGGGACGGAAAAATTAGACTCTTAAATGTAAAAACCAAACAAATATATCTTGGTCTCGTGCCATATATCAAAAAATTTTGTAAGGACAATAATTATACATGCGAGTATCTCGATGAAGATAAGGAAATCTACCCTGTTGACACAAAAAATTTGGCAAATGCTCTATCACTTTCGATGGAGCCGAGAGATTATCAGTATCTCGCTTCTAGCGTCGGACTTACGAAAAAAAGAACTATACTCATTTCACCAACAGCGTCGGGAAAATCATTAATCATTTATATGATGATTCGCCACCTGTTGAACACAGGTAAGAAGCGCGGATTGCTAATTGTTCCTACGATCAATCTCGTTACTCAAATGCATAGTGACTTCAAGAACTACTCATCTGTCAATGGATGGGATGTAGAGAAATACTGCCAGAAGATTTATGGTGGCGAAAGTAAAATCCCTGATAGTGATTTGATTATCTCTACATGGCAGTCAATCTATGATATGCCAAAGAAATACTTTGCACAGTTTGATTTTATTATCGGCGACGAAGCGCATACGTTTAAAGCCAAGTCATTGACAAGCATCATGACCAAACTCATCAACTGTAATGTGCGCATTGGCACAACAGGCACACTTGATGATAGTAAGGTAAACAAGTTAGTTCTTGAAGGATTATTTGGTCCGACATTTAAAGTTATTTCTACCAAAGAACTCATTGAACGAAAGCAATTAGCCAACTTCAGCATCAAGTGCATTGTTCTAAAATATCCTGAAGCAACTTGTAAAGCAATCAAAGGATTTACATATCAAGATGAAATGGCTTTTCTTGTGCAACACGAAGCTCGAAATAGATTCATCACTGAACTTGCGTTAAATTTAAATGGCAATAGTTTAGTTTTATTTACTTATGTAGAAAAACACGGTAAACTACTGTATGAATGGATAACTGAAAAAGCAAATGGTCGAAAAGTATTTTTCATTCATGGTGGGGTTGAAGCAGAAGATCGCGAAGCAGTGAGACATATCACTGAACAGGAAAATGATGCGATAATTGTGGCAAGTTACGGAACATTCTCAACAGGTGTGAATATCCGTAACCTACATAATATTATATTCTCCTCACCAACAAAGAGTAAGATTCGAGCATTGCAATCTATAGGTCGTGTGCTACGTCTAGGTGAGAACAAAGATGCTGCTACACTATACGATATCGCTGATGATTTGCGTTATGGTCCTTATACAAACTTCACATTGAAGCACTATGAGGAACGAGTGAAGATCTACAGCGAAGAAAAATTTCCTTTCACAACGAATAACGTAAGGATAAATTAATGTCAGAAGATAAAGTAGAATATAAACCAAGAGGTGAACTTAGATTTGTTCGTCTACGGTCTATCCCAGAAGATCTTATAGGTTATGTCTCGTTTAGAGATCAATATATTGTGATAGAAAATCCACTTAAGATTGAAGTTGAAACGTATTTTGAGGAGGGTCGTCAAGTTTTGGCTATACAAGAATATTTGCCACAAACAGTAATAGAACTCAAAGAAGTTGAGTTTTATTCAGATGAGGTTCTTTTTACCCATCCAGTTAAAGCTGAATTTGTAGAACAATATGAGAACGTTAGTCATTTTTTCTATGGCGATCAGGAAAGAAAATTATCTCAAAAAGAACAAAAAGAAAAAAAACCAACTACCGAACAAACAGAAAAGGTGGTCTCAATACTAGAAGCGCTCGCTAAGAAAGATAAAGGACCAATTCACTGATATGAAGATTAATAAAATTTTAGATCCGTTTTCTTATATTCTAATAGATAATTTTTTAGATGAAGAATCTTATAAAGAAGTATTTACGGAAATAATATCGTTAATTCCTAACTTGCGTTCTCCTGCAGAAACTGGGTCATCTAGAGATAATAATCGATATCGGAAAAGAGGTCTTGGGATTTTTATAGATGATATATTCCAAGATAATCGAAATAATTCCAGCATTTTGACGAATTACGAAAAAAAACTTTCTTCTGTTGATATTGTAAAAGAAATGTTAAACCATGATTGGTTCTTTAAAAATTATTATTTTTCAACAAATCGAGACACGACACTACTACAATCTTATGGAGATGGAGATTTTTACAATGCGCATACAGACGCATCAAATGTAACATTGATTGGTCTTTATCATAAGAAACCGAAGGCATACTCTGGGGGAGAATTAATTTTCCCAACCTATGACATAAAATTTGATTTAGTGGACAATCAAGTTTTATTATTTCCATCACAAATTCCTCATCAGGTATTAGAAATTACTAAAAATGATGATGATGAAGAAACTAATAGATTCACAATTACTAAATTTTTTAATATAATTTAAATATCACTTATGGCTAAAAATCACTATATCAATAACAAAGATTTTCTCAAAGAGATGATCAAATATCGCACAGCAATCCGCAAAGCAAAAAGGCAAGGATTACCTAAACCGCAAATCCCAACATATGTTGCCAAATGTTTTATGATGATTGCTGAAAATTTATCACATAAACCAAATTTTGTATCATATACATTTAGAGACGAAATGATTGCAGATGCAATTGAAAATTGTGTGATGTATGTTGATAATTTTGACACAAAAAAATCTAAAAATCCATTTGCCTATTTCACGCAAATAGTATATTATGCATTCTTACGTCGCATTCAAAAAGAAAAGAAACAATTGTATGTTAAATACAAGGCGACAGAAACTGCTGGTATTCTTGATGAGTTTGAATTGAATGAGAATGAGGATGGAACTTTTAGGCAATTTGAACTTTATGAAAATATTTCAGAGTTTATTGTAAACTATGAGAATGCTCGTAAGGAAAAGAAAGCCAAAAAAGCAGGTCTGGAGAAATTTGTAGATGAAGATAGCAATCCTGGGTGACACTCATTTCGGTATGAGAGGCGATAGTATTGCCTTTCATAATCATTATCGTGAGTTTTATACTAAACATTTTTTCCCTTATTTGGTGGACCATGGAATCAGGACCATCTTTCAACTTGGTGATCTATTTGATCGCAGGAAGTATATTTCTTTTCAGTCTCTTGCTCTTTGCCGCAAGTATTTTTTTGATGAGTTGGTTCGGTATAATCTAGAGTGCCATACTCTACTTGGTAATCACGACATCACGTTCAAGAATACACTTGAAGTTAATTCGCCAGAGTTACTGCTGAAGGATTATCCAAACGTTGTTGTCTACAACGAGCCAACAGAATGGAATGGTATTGATATTATTCCATGGATCTGCAAAGATAACGAAGTAGAAATTCTAGACTTTATCAAACGCAGCACCAATTATGTTTGCTTCGGTCATTTTGAACTGCAAGGTTTTGAAATGGATCGTGGCAATATTTGTCACGAAGGTATGGATCCTGCAGCATTGCAGAAATATGATTTAGTTTTATCAGGTCACTTTCATCACAAGAGCAATAGCGGTAGTATTGTGTATGTTGGCACTCCTGGAGAGATGACTTGGGCTGATTATAATGATGAGCGTGGGTTTCACATTTATGATACTGAGACTCGCGAATTAGAATTCATAAAGAATCCGCTACAAATGTTTTACAAAATTCATTATAATGATAATGAGTTATATTACAATGATCTTGTAAATGAAGATTATTCTTATCTTGCTGGTAAGTATGTAAAAATTGTTGTGGAAAAACGTAACAACTCATTTTTGTTTGATACTTTGTTAGACTCTTTAGCCAAAACAAATCCACTCGAGGTGTCTGTAGTTGAAGATTTTTCTGAGATCACAGAGAATGTTGATGTTGATATTGATCAAGCGGAAGATACGATAACAATTTTAAATAAGTATGTTGATGGCTTGACTTTACCTGTTGAGTCAGATAGAATTAAAAACGTATTGAGAGAAGTATACAGCGAAGCATTGTCTATGGAGACAACGTGATTTTATTCAAAAAGGTTCGTTACAAGAATTTCCTTTCTACTGGAAATATCTTTACTGAAATTCCTCTGAACGAAAATGCCACGACACTGATCGTTGGTGAAAATGGTGCAGGTAAGTCAACATTCCTGGATGCCATTACATTTTCATTGTTCGGCAAACCATTCCGCAATATTAACAAACCTCAACTTGTCAACTCGGTCAACGAAAAAGAATGTCTTGTTGAAGTTGAGTTTGATATTGGCAAGAAATCATATAAGGTCATTCGCGGTATCAAGCCAAATGTCTTTGAGATCTATTGTGATGGTGAACTCTTAAATCAAGACGCCAAAGCAAAAGATTATCAGGATCATCTTGAAAAGATTATTCTCAAGATGAACTATAAGTCATTCACGCAGATTGTTATTCTCGGATCGACTAACTTTACTCCATTCATGCAGTTGTCAGCAGCGGACCGTCGCACTGTCATTGAAGATCTGCTTGACATTCAGATCTTTTCAGCCATGAATGTGATTGTCAAAAGCAAACTACACACACTGAAAGATGAAGCAGCACAACTAAAAATTCAAATTGATAACACTAAAGATAAAATCGAATTACACAAGAAACATCTTGACGAACTCAAGAAGAATACAAAAGAAATCGTAGATGCGAAGAAACAAGAAGTGACTGAAAACACGGCATCACTCTCAGCACTTGAAGTCGAAGCAACTGACAAAGAAACGCAAATTGAAGGTTTATTAAACGAAGTATCAGATGACGATTCAACTAGTAAAAAATTCAACAAACTAAATCAACTTGAAGCCAAGATTGAAGGGAATATCCAGAAACTCGAGAACGACATTGAGTTTTATTCCGTGAATTCGACTTGTCCAACCTGCGATCAGGCTATCAATAATAGAGACGAAAAAGTTCACACATGTAATAGTAAAATTGCAGAATTAACTGAAGGTCTAACAAAACTAAAGGAAGAGAGTGATGCCGTTCTACGTCGAATCAATACAATTAAATCAACCCAACAAAACCTTAAAGTTCTTGAACAAGATCTCGTGCGGATCAATACTTCTCGCAAGCAGGTTCGAAACTATATTGCGAAACTTGAAAAAGAAATTAGTGAAATAGAAAGCAAACCAGCCATGAGCGATGAGTTCAAGGCACAATCAAAAGAATTACTCAACGCATTACAAGCATTCAACGAAAAAAGAAAAACGGTATCTGAACAAACACAACATTATGATATTGTCGCGCAGTTGCTTAAAGATGGCGGGATTAAGTCGAAAATCATTAAGCAATACGTTCCAGTTATAAACAAACTGGTTAATAAGTATTTGGCTGCGATGGACTTCTTTGTCAATTTCAACATTGACGAAGAGTTCAAGGAGACCATCAAGTCTCGTCACCGAGATGATTTCAGTTATGAAAACTTCTCAGAGGGTGAAAAGAAACGTATTGATCTAGCACTGTTGTTCACTTGGAGGTCGGTCGCCAAATTAAAGAACAGTGTCAATACCAATCTTCTTATCTTCGACGAGGTCTTTGATGGTTCTCTTGACATTAATGGCACTGAAGAATTTATGAAGTTGATATACATGTTTGCAGAAAACACTAACATATTTGTGATCACTCATAAGACTGATCAGATGGTTGATAAATTCAAACACACAATACGATTCGCGAAAGTTAAAAATTTCTCGCAGGTGATATCATGAGCAAAATTATAAAATACATAAATGGCAATCTTATTGAATATGAAATTTTCAAATTAGTAGATTTCTATGATCCAATTCTTCGTCGTCCAACAGATCCATTTATATTTAATGGAGTAGACTCATATAAAGAAGCGGAGAGGCTTGCATATTCTCTTGTAGAAACTATGGGTAAATATGGCGGTCTTGGTTTATCTGCTAACCAATGCGGCATAAACAAAAGAGTCTGCACTATTAACATGGGTAAAGAGGCATGGAGTATGTTTAATCCAGAAATTGTGTATCGTTCGGACACAATTGCTAATTTCTCTGAGGGTTGTTTATCTTATCCAGGATTGTATTTAAAGTTGAATAGAGCAGATCATATTAAAGTTCGATTTCAAGCAATCGGCGGACAGTTTGTTGAACAACAATTTGATGGATTGACTGCAGTTTGCGTTCAACATGAACTTGATCATTTAGATGGAATTGTTTACACTGATTGTATCAGTCCAATCAATCTAGAAAAAGCCAAGAGAAAAGTAAAAACTAACCTGAAAAAATTAAATAAAATAAAAGTTGCGTAAGTTATTGATTTAATTAGAGTTTTTTATCCTTTACTTTTTCCTAGTTTTAAGGGATAATGGTTCTATGAAAACGAATTTACAGACCTCCAAGTCTATTCTCGCGAAACTCCTCGCGAGCGAGAATATTACAGTCTCGCACCAAAACGTAAAAACGGCATATTTCGACCTCAAGAATCGCACGATGGTTCTTCCCGTTTGGAAGGACATGGATGGCGACTTGTATGACTTGCTGACTGGTCACGAAGTTGGTCATGCTCTGAACACTCCGCAGCAGGGCTGGCATAATGAAGTTGCTGAGAGTGATCGCAAATTCAAAGACTTCTTGAACGTCATCGAAGATGCTCGCATTGAGAAACTTGTCAAGCGCAAGTTCCCTGGACTGTCAAAGTCTTTCGCTCGTGCGTATGCGTCATTATATGAGCGCGATTTTTTCGGCATCAAGAAACTGAAAGACCTCAGCAAGTTGACTCTGATTGATCGCATCAACCTGCGATTCAAGATGGGTGCGCATGTCGTTGTTGAATTCAATGACTTTGAGCGCGAGATTGTTCGCGAAGTTGAGGCTGCTGAGACTTGGGATCAAGTTGTCGATATTGCTCGTCGTGTGTATGACTACACCAAAAAGAATGAGCAAGACAAGGTTCAAAACAAACAAGATCTTCAAGAGCAGATGCAAGAAGAGCGTCAGCAGGATCAACAAGATTCTGGTGAGTATGACGACGCTGACGACGACTCTGATTATGAAGATGACATCGACGGTAACGATGACTCTGACTTAGACGAAGAATCAGACGGCACTGACGCTGAAGATTCTCAGGATCAAACTGAGTCGGATGAAGAATCTGACAGCGAACAATATGCTTCTGGTGGTGATTCTCCTGAAGAAGAACAAGAAGATGAAGACGAGCCGCAGTCTGTAACTGATCGCAACTTCCGTCAGCGTGAGCAAGAATTGGTCAACGAGACTGGCAAAATCTTCATGTATGAGTTGCCTGATGTTGTTCTTGAGAACATCATTCTTCCGAACACGGAAGTTGTGAATGATCTTGAAGTATTCTTCCGTGCACAAGTTGCTGATCCGAATCGTCGTTATGGTCATCACGGTATTGCATACGATACTGTTGTTCAGAAGTGTGTGCGCAAGTTTAACACGAACAACAAGAAAGTCATTATGCATATCTTGAAAGAATTCGAGATGCGCAAGAAAGCCAGCGAGTATGCTAGAACGCAGACTGCTCGCACTGGTGAATTGAACATGAACGTGCTTCACAAGTATCGTTTCAGCAATGATCTCTTCAAGAAGATCACTGTTGTGCCGAAGGGCAAGAACCATGGCTTTATCATGTTCGTTGATATGTCTGGTTCTATGCACGATATTCTGCGCAACACGATCGAGCAGATGCTTGTGCTTGCGTCATTCTGTAAACTTGCGAAAGTGCCGTTTGAAGTTTATGGCTTCAGCGACGATGTTTATGACAACAAGAAGTTGCGCGAGATGGTGAAGAAAAATCGTTTTGTCTCCAATCCTACTGTTGACATGACGATGACTAGCAGTTGGTTCCATCTGAAGCATCTGATTGGTTCTTCTTTGTCACCTGTTCAATATCGTCGTGCGTTCAATGCGATGTGTGTTGTTGCGAATGAACATGGTCGCGAATATAATTACAGCAACAACGACAGCGATCATGGTTGCTGGCAATACAATTGGGATTCATCTGGTTTTGGCTTGAATGGCACTCCGTTTCTCGAAACACTTCTTGCTTCTCGTGGAATCATTACTGCTTTCCAGAACAAGCATCAGTTGGATGTTTGCAACGTTGTGTATTTGACTGACGGTGAGGGTGGCAACAATTTGAATTATCCTCCGATGAGCACAGAATCTGGTTTCTATGACGATCGTCGTAAGTCTGTTGTCTATCTGATTGACAAAAAGACCAAAAAGAAAGTGAAGTTGCCGAATTTTCATTATATGCAAGCAGCGATCACGGAGTTGGTTGCTGATGTGACTGGTTGCAAACATCTTGGTTTCTTTGTTGGTAACAAGAAAAGCATTCAGCGCGACATGAAGTATCTTATTGATGGCAAATCTTCTCTTGATCAAGATACTGCCAGAAAAAATTTCCGCGAGCATAATTATTTCGTTGTTGATCGTCTCGGATATGACAAATATTTCTATGTTGCTCTTCCGAATAGTAACATCGTTGATGACAAACTTGAGATCACCAGCGATATGAACAAGAACAAGATGGCTCGCGAGTTCTCTAAGAACGTGGGTAGCAAGAAGAGCAATCGCCTCCTCCTCACGAAACTAGCCGAAGAACTGGCGGTTGCGTAAGTTATTGATTTATATAGAGAAATTTCCCCTTTACAATAGGGGTATTTTCAGCGATAATAGTCTTATGATGATGATTAATTATGGAGTCTGATGTGAGAAAGTCATTCTACAGTGATCTTGCTTCGCGCATGGAAATTCTTGAAAAGTTGCACGCGCATTTTGACAAGGATACGATTTCCCTCAAGGAACTCAATGCCTTCTGTGAGAGCAAGAAAAATTCAGTTGAGCAGTTCCCATACTTTATCTTGCGTGAGCGCAAGGTTGGTCGCGGTGAATTTAACATCGTCCCGAAGAATGTTGGCTGCGTCACTCCTGCTGCTCCGAAGCAGACTGCTGAAGTCCCAGTTGCTGCGGCTGCGATGGTTGCGCAGGTTGTGCAACTTGCCAGCAAACGTGCTGCCAACGTCACTGAATCATTTGTGCCTGATCGCAACGAGACTTATGTTCCGTTCGGTTTTTACAATGACTTGCGCGACATCATCAAGTCACGAATCTTCTATCCCATCTACATCACTGGTCTTTCTGGCAACGGCAAGACCATGATGATCGAGCAGGTTTGTGCTGCGCTCAAACGTGAATTGATCCGAGTCAATATCACGAAGCGCACCGATGAGTCTGACTTGATCGGTTCTTACGAACTGGTAGATGGAAACACGATTCGTCGTGAAGGACCAGTGATCACTGCGATGCGTCGCGGTGCTGTGCTGCTTCTTGACGAGTGCGATCTCGGCACGGAAGATATTCTGTGCTTGCAGCCGATTCTTGAAGGCAAGCCATACTTTGACAAGAAAACTGGTGAAGTTGTCCACCCTGCTGCTGGCTTCAACGTGATTGCAACTGCGAACACGAAGGGCAAGGGCAGCGACGATGGTCGATTCATCGGCACAAACTTGCTCAACGAAGCATTCTTGGAACGTTTCGCGATCACTGTTGAACAAGAGTATCCGCCAGCCAATACTGAGCGCAAGATTCTTGAGAAGAATTTCGCTGTCCTGAATATCACTGACACGACGTTCATTGATCGTCTGATCACGTGGGCTGAAGTTATTCGCAAGAGTTTCTCGGATGGTGCAGTTGATGAGGTCATCTCGACTCGTCGTCTTGTGCATATCAGCAAGGCATTCTCTATCTTCAACAATCGATTGAAGGCAATTGAGATGTGCTTGAACCGATTCGATACTGACACCAAGACTGCGTTCTTGGATCTGTATACGAAGGTTGATGCCGAGGCAACTCCTGCTCCTGCGGTTGCAACAACGAAAGAAGAATTGGTCATAACCAAAGACTTCAGCACAAACTCAATCACCTTTTCATATAATGGTGAGTCTGTGACGTTCTCAGAGATGGAGATTCAAGAACTAAAGGACAGGGGATTATCAGAAGAACAAATCAAACTGCGTGTGATCGCAACTCTTGAAAAGGTTGCTGCTAACAAGAACAACGCTCCGTTTTAATCGCAAGAGTTTACTTTTGCCATTTGTTGTAGTATAATAAATGGTATGTCGCAAGGAAAGCCCCAATCTTGCGATATTATTGAAGGGGTGTTTTGTGAAGGTATATTATATGTCTAATGCTCTTAATTCGTTTGTTACTTATCTTGCTGATGGCAACACTGTAACATCGCGCCAAGTTCGCTCGATGTTCAAGGTTGACAACGCTGCTGACCTCGCCTATCGTGCGCGCAATGAGGGTATCTCTGTATACACTAATCGCGTTACAAATTCGCGTGGTGAGAAGGTGTTTGCCTATCGCCTTGGCAATCCTTCTGCTCAGTTCGAGAAGTATCTCGACCAGGGTCAGATTGCTCGCGCTCGCAAGACGCTCTATCGTGATGCTATCAGCGTCTCGATGAATGGCTAATCAGCCAATTCTAAAAATGTGCTAACATTCTGTGGGGGTGCAATGCCCCCACAGTTTTATATTAATTTCGGAAAATACTGAGATTGACAATTAATGATTGCACATATATAATCATAATGGTTCTTGGAGGAATTTATGATTAAGACTATTGTAGCAAAGAATAAAATTGATTGCGCCCACCTCCTAGGTCAATTCCTAGATACATCCCATTATGATGTTTTAATTGAAGAAGATACTGACTGTTACATAGGAAGCGAAAGCGAAGAAAATATTGCTTTCAAATTTCGCAAGAATTTCTTTAGCAAAGAGCAACAAGATCAAGCCTATGCAGGTTTGCGTGATGCTGCTGTTGCATCTCAGAATCGTGGACTTGCTGCTGGACCGAAAGGCGAAAAATGCGGCAATCGTGAATGGGTGACTGAGTATCAACTGCGTGTGTTAGATTTCTTTAAGAAACAATCTGAATATACAACTATTGAAATCGACGTTGCTGAAGAAGTTGCTAAACTCAAAGAACTCTATGGCGATGTAGATTCTAGTCGAGGTCTTGTTTGGTTGACGCAACAAACCAAAGAACACAACTTTAATTTTGAATCTTGGTTGAAAACATCAGTTAAGATAACTGTTGCCAAACGAAAAGAAGAAGTAAAGGCAATTGAAGAAACATTCATCTCGGATACAACTTATGCTAATGTTGTAATGTCAGGAATTGCTGGATGGTTTGATCGATATCCGCGCATTCCTTATGGTCGTGCTACATCATATACACAACACCATTATGATAAGTTTAAAATGTCGTTTCCATTTTTGCAAACATTAGATCGTGGATTCAAAGAATTATTGCCATGGCGCTGGAGCAATCAAAGGGCTGCGGCTGATAAGATTGATCCAGCATTTCTTGTTCCTGAAACTGTGTTTACTACAATTACAGTAAACAAAACATTTAGAACTGCCGCGCATTATGATGCTGGAGACTTTACTGATGGACTCTCTAATCTCTTGGTTCTTTCCAATAATGGCAACTATTCTGGCGGCTATTTGGTTCTACCTGAAGTCAGAATAGCAATCAATGTGCGTCCAGGAGATTTGCTCCTAGTTAATAATCATGAATGCATGCACGGTAACACGCCTATTGAAATCAATGATGAGGTTGCTGAGCGCATTAGCCTAGTGTGTTATCTGCGTGAAAAAATGCTTGAACTTGGAAGCAAAGAATATGAAGATCATCGATTTAATTATGTTGAGCAGCGTAGAAAAAACAAAGAACATCCACTGCAACGCAAACTCTGGAACGGAATCAGTCCAGGAATGTGGGAAGAGCAAGAATGGTATGATTATTTGGAAAACAATAGCAGTAGAGAAATGGTTGCCAAATATCACCCAGAAGCGTATAATAAAGAATCAACACTAGAAGATTTATTCGGATAATATATGAAAATATTGACTGTTGTTCATGATTTCAATAATTTTGGTGGCATCATTGCTCATACTGAACAATTAATTGCTGGATTCAAAGATCTTGGGCATGAAACTGGATTTGTCTTTCTTCGTTCCACTAAAACAGGTGGAAAGTTCTCTGAAGATTATGACAAGGAAGGTTATGAGATTGGTGTCGGAACTGGTGTTCCAGTGCATCAAGGTAAGGGGTGGCGAGGTGAATATTTGTCGTTCATCAACGATGATGATGTGAATAAATTTGTAAAACTCGCCAACTCTTATGATGTGATTATTTGGCAATCTATATTTGGATTCAAGTGCCAGGATTCAGAGGGAAAGCAATCATGGTTGAAGATGTTTACGGAAGTAAAGGCAAAACATGTGGTTGTGGTGCACGACGGTAATCTGCGCAAGAACTATCCTTGGATCCATCAATTGCGAGCGCACATTTCTGCTCTTGCATGTGTTCATCCAAGCGCATTTAATCAGGCGGCATCAATGGAAATCCCTCGATTGCTGATTCTAAATCCGCAGGATATATCCAAAAAGCGAGGAACATCATTTGATGAAAAAACTGATACAATCTTCTCGCTTCAAACATTTAAACGTTGGAAACGTGTTGATGACCTCGTAGCAGCAGTTCCATACATTTATGGTCAAGTTATTGTTGCTGGTGATGGTATTGAGCGTGCTTACATGGCATCAAAGGATAAGTGTAAGCCAGAATACTATTGCACACTTGAGCGTGATCCGAATGCTGAAGAAGATCGTTTGGGTCATCCAATCTGGATGAATGCTCTTACACGTGGAATGAAGTATATTGGATTTGTCACTGAGCAAAAGCGTGACGAGATTCTTAGCCATAGTAAATTCCTTCTCGATCCTTCTTGGTCAAAGACCTATGGCGAACACTTTAATCGTGTTGTTATTGATGCAATGCTTATGGGCGTTGTTCCTATTGCTCGTAATCTAGGCGTTTCTGATAATGAGAAAGGTGAAGGTTTACTCAAGCCTGGTAAAAACTATTTGATGATTCCTTGGGACGCAACACCAAAGCAGTTCGGTGATTTGTGTAACAAGTTCTTATCAATGCAGCCATTTGATTATGGTAGAATTGTTGCTAACAACTGGGAATTCGTTAAGCAGTTTGATCGTAAAGAAATTGCTTCACAGTTTCTTTCTCTCGCATTTAGTCTATGCGAAGTTAAGGTTGGTAAATATGATCAAAGCCTCAATGATGCAGTTGATTCTGTTTGGAATGGTCATTTTAAATTTGACGCAAAACTGAACGCAACATCTACCCTAGATGATTTGTTTGGTTGACTATATAATATGTTGGTTTGAATTTTATACTCTGGAGTTAATATGCAATTAGAAGTCAAAGTAGAAGAATTACGAAAGAATAAACTATTTGTTGCGACGCCTATGTATGGTGGTCATGCCCATGGCATGTATGTTAAGTCTTGTTTAGATTTACATACAGTTTGCGCGCAATATGGTATTGAAGTTCGCTTTTCATTCATTTTTAATGAATCATTAATCACTCGAGCACGCAATTATCTAGTTGATGAGTTCCTTCGCGCAGAAGGATTCACTCATTTACTGTTTATTGATGCTGATATTCACTTCGATCCTCGAGACGTCATCGCATTATTAGCGATGGATAAAGAAGTTATCGGTGGACCATATCCTAAGAAATCGATTAAGTGGGCTGCGATTCGCGAAGCACTGAAACGAAATCCAGATATGGAAACTGGTGAGTTGGAAAAGGTTGCTGGTGATTTTGTGTTTAATCCTGCACCAGGAACTGAAAAGTTTTCTGTTGCCGAACCAATTGAAGTTCTTGAGATTGGCACTGGTTTCATGATGGTCAAGCGCGAAGTGTTTGACAAGTTTAAGGATGCTTATCCGCAACTTCGTTATAAGCCAGACCACGTTGGTCAAGCAAACTTTGATGGCTCGCGATATATCCACGCATACTTCGATACAGTTATCGACAGTAAGGCTAATGGTGGTCGAGGATCAGATCGTTACTTGTCTGAAGACTATATGTTCTGCCAATGGTGGCGTAACATCGGTGGTCAAATTTGGTTATGCCCATGGATGAGAACACATCATATCGGCACTTATGCATTCACTGGTGATATGCCAGCAGTTGCAAATTACGTTGGCTCTCTCTAATAAAGAGATTTTGTTATGATCGTAGGTTTAGTTGGCTTTATTGGAGCAGGTAAAGGCACAGTTGCAGATCTCTTGGTTGATCGTCATGATTTTGTTAAAGAGAGTTTTGCGAATAGCGTCAAGGACGCCTGTGCCACGATCTTTGGCTGGAATCGTTCCATGCTTGAGGGTGATACTCCAGGATCTAGAGCATGGCGTGAACAGCCAGATAAGTGGTGGTCAGAAAAATTCGGTCGCGAGTTTTCACCAAGATTGGCTCTCCAACTAATGGGCACAGAGGCAGGTCGTGATGTATTTCACCCTGACCTCTGGGTTCATACTACAATGCGTCGATGTGAGAATAACCCTTGGCATGATTATGTCATTGCTGATGTTCGTTTCCCAAACGAGATTAATGCAATTATAAAAGCAGGTGGCAAGATCATTCGTGTTCGTCGTGGTCCTGAACCAGAGTGGTATGATCTTGCTCGAGAAACTAATCAAGGCTATCACAAACAAGAATTATTCCGCAATGCTTATCCAGAAATCCACTACTCAGAGTGGGCGTGGATTGGTGCGCATTATGACATTGTGATGGATAATAATTGTTCGTTAGATGAATTAACAGTAAGGGTTGATAAGTTGGTTGATTCGTTATATAATAATCATGTTGAAGCAAATGAGGTTGTTAATTATGAAACTTTCTGAAGATACAGTGAATATCCTGAAAAATTATTCAGGCATTAATCAAAGTTTGCAATTTAAAGTTGGAAATACTCTTAAAACTATTTCTCCATTGCGAACTATTTTCGTTGAGGCTACTATAAGCGAATCGTTTCCACAAGAGTTTTCGATTTATGATCTGAATAAACTTTTAGCCAAAGTATCCTTATATAAAGATGCAGAACTGTCATTTGATTCTGATAAAGTAAATATCAGCGCAAACAAGAAGTCTGACTACATCAAGTATTGCTCTTCAAAGGTTATTGTTGTCCCCCCAGAAAAGCCAATTTCTTTGGGAGAGCCTGATTGCTCATTTAGCCTTTCTCAAGAAGATCTAGATTGGATGCGTAAGAGCGCAGGTATCTCTGGTTCTCCGAACTTCGTATTTGAAAGCGATGGTTCTACTATTCACTTTATTGCTACAGACGTGAAGGATGATGCTGCTGATCAGTCCAAAATTGAAATCGGCACAGTCCAAGATGGTAGTAAATTCCGCGTCGTCATGAAGGTAGAAAACTTCAAGTTACTTGAGGGATCGTATGATGTTGCGATTGCGAAAAAAGGTCTTGCTAGGTTTAAGCACAAGACTGTTGATATCACCTATTATATTGCGATTGAAGCAGCCAACTCTACATTTGAGTAAAATGATCAATGAATCATCAAGATGATTTATTCATTGTAGAAAAAACGCATAATTTAAATGACGCAGAACAAACGTTCATAGATCAAATTTTATCTGATAAAACTCCATATTATTGTATGGGGACAGTAGAAGGAACTGAAGAGTTTATCTTTGCGTTTTCTCATATACTTATGCATCGCAATAATAGCGATACTCCAGAAACTGGAATTATTAATTCGCCATTTTATGAAGATGCCTTGAAATTATTTGACAGATTTTGCG